CCCCCTATTGTTTTTTCCTAAACAATACCAATGCATTTACTATAAAAGGTTTTTATCATGCCTAATTCACCCAAAGCTGGTTTTAACGAAATCGATCTTACCTTTGCAGTGGCAAATGCTCCTGTAGGCATTAGTGGAGTTATGCTTCGTACTAAAAGAGGCCCCTACAATGACCCCAATACTTTAGTAAGTACCTGGGGCCAGTTCGTAAAACTCTATGGGGGTTTCATGCCGGGCATAACTAATGGCCCCTTGCTTGCTAAAAGGGCTTTTGATCGTGGCTCAAAACTCAGAGTTTCCCGCATAGGACATTATACTGATATCACCGACCCAGATTCTCTGGATGCTGACTTCGCTGCTGCTATCAACAGTACTGTACTTACTTTGAGTGCCCCCCTTACAGCGGGCACCATGAGTATCACAGTAGTGATTAATGGTACCAGCATTTCCCAGGCATACACCACCAGCATGGCTGTTACCTGGGCTGCATTAGCAGATAAGATATTAACCAACGCCACTACCAAGGGTTTGGTGTCCAAGGCTTTCGGGGCTAGCAACCTGGTATTTGTAATTGCTCCAAAGGGTGGGGCTGCCTTAACAGTTACCTCTTCCCTAACGGGTGCAGGAGCTATAACGGTAACCCCAACTACCATTGATACATTCGATAATGCATTCAGTGGTACTCCGGTAACACTCTTTGCAGTAACCCCCAAATACCCGGGAGCCGATTACAACAACCTGGTAATTTCTGTATTGCCTGCTTCTAATGGGAATGCGTCTTACTTTAACCTCAGAGTCGATCACTTGCTGGAGCCCAGTATTTTTGAGCTCTATGAAAACTTGATCATTCCTGGTAATCCCACTGTATCCGATTCTCATTACCTGGATAAGCCCATTCAGCAATCTATGCTAGCTGCCTTTACTTACAATGATCTGTCAAGTACAACGGGGCAGCAAAGGCCGGTTAATGTAGCTATCAAATATGCTGGGGGTACTGATGGTTCTACTCTGACTGATTCCGATTACATAGGGGATTCTGCAAGCCACACAGGCCTCCAATCTTTCAACGGTGTGGATGACATCTATGAGATTGCTTCTCTGGATAATTTCTCTAGGCCCTTGGCTATTGCTGGCGCTGCCTATGCAGCAAACCGCCGGGATGTTCAATACTTCATCCACCTGGACAATTCCTTTAACAATGAAAATGCCCTGGCAGCTGAAAGGGATGCCACTAACATTGATACCAAGTACGCAATGTTCTTTGCAGGGGGCTTAACAGTAACTGACCCAGTAACCTCAGCTCCTATACAGATTTCTGAAATTGGGGATATATTGGGTATGGCTGCTTCCTCTGCTGTAAATTTCGGCCCCTGGCAATCCTTTGCCGGGATAAGGAGGGGGTTGATAGGCAATGCATTATCAGTCGTTAACAACTTCGGTACTCCCGGTAATACTGCGCTGCTGGATTTGCTCTGTAACAGGGGTATCAACGTGGTAGTAAACTCTAACCGAAGGATGAAGCTTAACAGCTCATACACAGGTCAGATTTCTGAAAGCCAATTTTCCTTTGGGTCTGTTACCAGGCTTATCCTCTATTACAAAAAGACGATGGGCCCTATCCTGGAAAACTGGCTGGAAGAACCCAATGATATCCCCACATGGAAGGGGATATACCAACAGGTAAAACCTTTCCACGAACAGTTAAAGGCTAAAAGAGCTATTCACTCATACGACTGGCAGGGTGACCAAAATGCTCGGAGTATGGATGATCTGACCACTAACGTGCCAGCTGATGTGGACCAGGGTAAATACAGGGTTAACGTTTTCCTTAAGGCTATCGTTCCCTTGATAGACATACAAATCTCTATCATCCTTACTCCTTCAGGTGTAAGCTTTGAAGAAGCCTTAGAACAGATTCAACCCTCTGCTTAAATTTAAAAACCATAACTAATGGCTCAAGTCGCTAATCCTCGGAAGCAATTCCAATTTCAGGTATATATTCCTGGACTTAATCCGTTCCTTTGCCAAAAGGTAAGGATGTCTGATGTGGAATTTGATATGGTGGAGCATGGGGATACCAACTTCATAGTGAAAACTGCCGGTATAAAAAAGGTGGGAAACATCACTATTGAAAAGATTGCTCCTGCTGATTCCCCTGACCAATTCATTTGGGCCTGGGTTCACCGTATCCAAAACACAATTACCGGTGGCGGCCAGCTGCCCTCCCAATACAAAGAAACCCTGCTCATTGAGCAATACTCCAATGATGGGCAAACAGTAGTTCAACGGTGGGAAGCTGCCGGCTGCTGGCCCCAGAAAATTAATGGGGTTGAATTTGACCGGGCAGGTTCAAATAACACTATCGAAAATATTGATTTCTGCGTGGATGACATTCCCCCGGTAATCTAAAGTAGGTACCATTCGTTTTTCCATTGCTGCTTTAAGGTTGGGCTTAGTAGTCCAACCTTTTTGTTTGTATACTATTTTAGAATAAACCAATTTATGAGTGAGTTATTTCATACCGGGGATCTTCTTGAAGTTGTATTACCCTCCACTCGCAGGGTAACTATCCGTCAACACAATGGGGATGACGAAGGTATCTTAAGTAATTTTCAGAAAGGTCAGGATGGCTCCAGCTTATCTGAGTACCTTGCCGGTTTGATAGTAAAGGGGGGGGACTTAGGTAATGGTAAGGCTACTGCTCAGGAAGTAGAAAAATGGGGGCTTAAGGATAAGTACTACCTTTGTTTCGTTGCAAGAGTGCACTCCTTGGGAAAAATCCTTAAGTTCCGGCACACTGAGGTAATAGAAAACCCCAATGGTACTACTACCTCGGTAGAAACCGAATACGAAGAGGATTTAACCAAGTACATGTTCGACTTTAACAACTTCGATCAGTACGTTAAAACCAACCCCTTCCAGATAACCCCTTACCCCAACAAAACAAATCCGGTAATAATGGAGAAGCTTTCTAGCGGGAAAGACGTTCGTTGGAGAATAATGGATTCAGAGTCAGAAAAACTCTCGCTACAGACGCCGGAGGCACTCTCCAATCGTAACGATCAGTTCCTTGTTAGAAAGCTAGAGATTCTTCAGCAGGGAGAGTGGAAGGATGTAAAGAAATTCTCCATGTTCACCGCCCAGGATATGATCGAACTCAGGGCTTCTGTGAAGAAGTATGATACCCTATTCCAACCCTTTGCCGAGTTTGAATCCCCAAAGACTAAGAAGAAATTCTCTATGGACTTAATGACCAGCCCGGCTTTCTTTTATCCGGAAGAGATTTAGATGAAGTTTACGTAGACCTCTCTCTTGCCGGATTACACCTGGGGTCATTATTTGATTTCTATAAATTGCCTATAGCTAAGGTAGAAAAATTGCACAAGATATGCGAGAAACTTCTGTCTAATAAGTAAATACGCTATAGATGATAGGCTTAGGGTCTAACTCTCAATTGGGTATAGGTATAGCTATTAAACTTCAGGATCAGTTCTCAGCTGCTTCCCAAAGGGTAAATGCTCAACTTAAATCCCTCCGACAAAATACCAGTTCTTATATCGACCAAGCTGCCCGGAATTACAGAAACCAGGCAGCTGTTGTCGCGTATGGGGCTATGCAGATGACCCGGGGTATGTATGGAGCTGCCCAGCAGGGTGCTAACCTAGTTCACAAATTAAGGCAGATAGCTATCGTAGGTAGAGATGCAAACATCTCCTATAAGATGGCTGAACAATTAACTACTCAGCTTTCTCAGAAATATGCTCAAACCCTTCCTGAATCTTCCGCTGCTATATTTGAAAATGTAAAGGCGGGTATCCGTGAAGGCTTAGGGTTAATTACAGAATACCAGGTAGCTGTATCTAAAGCTACCGACGAAACTCTGGGTGGAGAAGAAGGGGTAGCAAAGGGCCTGATCAGTATTATGAACGCCTACCAGCTGCAATCAAAGCAATTCCCAATGATTGCTAATGCGGTAACTGCAGCTGCTAACTCATCCCAATCTTCTGTAACCTCCCTCACGGAGGCTATGAAATACTCCGGCCATACCTTCCATGAACTTAATATACCCCTGGATAAAAGCCTTGCTTTGTTGGCTAGGCTTTCTCAAGCAGGTATAGAAGGCTCCTCTGCGGGTACTGCATTACAAAATGCCTGGAACCAAATGTCTAAAGCTATTGGGGAATTTTCAACTCCCAAGAAGCAGAAGGCTTTAGCTATGCTGGGATTGACTCGGAAAGATTTCTTGACAGCTCAGGGTGAGTATAAGGATATCTTTGAGATTATCAACATGGTGGAACAGAAGTCCCAAGGACTGACCGGTCCCATGCGTAAAAACCTGCTTTCTGAAATCTTCAACATCAGGGGTGAAAGGGGTATAGTAAACCTCTTTGGGACTATGTCTGATAATCCCCAACTTAATATTGATTACTTCTTAAAAGAAATCCGTAAAGGTATACAAGGGGATATAGCCCGTAAGCAAGCAGCAGAGATGACTGATGACATGGCCTCTGATTTCCAAAGATTAAGGACATCAGTACAAAGCCTATATAAAACTATATCTGAAAGCCCAGTATTAAGGGCTGGGGTTCAGTTAGCTACTAAGGTAATTAACATATTAACTCAGTTTGCTGATTCAGGTATAGGCAGTGTAATTACTGGAGTAGTGGCAGTCCTTGTACCCTTAGTAGGGATTATGGCTGCATTCAGGGCTGCTGTAATTACTGCTACGTTTGCACTCCGGGGTATGACCGGTGGGCCGGGCTTTGGGGGGTTAATGGGGGGACTGTTTGGTACATTCCAGGGCGGCCCCGTTAAAAGAAATGCTGCTGGGAGAACTATAGTGAGGGGGGGACAAACAGTAAACTTTGGGGGTAAGACTTATAAGGGGGGCCAGATACTTCCTTCAGCTTATCCACAGATGGGTCCTAGTTCTACATTCGGTCAGGGGATGGGTTCTATGATCGGGAGTTTCTTTGGGTCTGGGGCTGGAGCTTCTACTGTAGCTTCTAATACAGGCACCATGGCCCGGGGTATAACAGGTATACTGGGGACTGTAACTAGGTTCCTTCCCATGCTGGGTACTCTTGGGTTGATAGTATCCGGGGTATCTTTGCTGGGTAGTTTACTTAGTGAAGAGCGTAGGCAGTTGACCCCCGAAGAAATTGCTTACCGTAGGTTCATTGATACTAAGCTTGCCCGGGATAGGACCACCCCATATGGAGAAGAGGAATTCTTCAGGAACATGGGTAAAGGAAGTGGAGGTAGTCTTAATATAAATCTTAAAGCAGACCTGGATGGCCAAAACGTTTTAGATAAACAGATTCAAGCTAACATGGAAGATGCCCTGATGGGTGCTGACATAAACATTACATACTAATGGAGTCTATTATTAATCCTAACAACTTTTTCAAGGACCCCTTTGGGGATAGGATTCAAACTATGAAGCCTAACCAACCCGTGATCATTGACATGGTTACATTGGAGAGGTTGCATTTTCAAAGTATTCCCCGGGAGATAAACGTAGACTCCTCTTCTACCTGGGTGGCTATAGAATCTGTGGGAAGGAATAATCCCTTCTACCATTTCACGGGGAGTGAGGACATCATACAATTTACCCTGAGCTGGTTTTGTGATGATGAATCCCGTCAGGATGTAATTAAGAAGTGTAAATGGTTAGAGGCTCTGACTAAAAACGATGGGTATGATGTAGCCCCCCACCCAGTAAAGTTGGTATTCGGGGATTTATTCAAGGCCTCAACCTTTATTGTTCATAAGGCCAAATACCAATTAGCCAACTTCAATAGGGAATATAAAATGATGCCCATGTTGGCTTTTCAGGAAGTAGAGCTAAGGAAAATAACTTCAGTGAATACTAAGAGGGATAGGATTTTAAACATTAATACCTAACATAATGAATGACGATTTATCTTTAAGGATAGATAACCCCTACTCAGTTGGTTCAGTATTGACCTTTGATGAAGGGGATTCCTTGTTAAAAAGGGAGCCCATACAGTATGTAAAATCCCAGAGGGATAGGTATTACACTGTGGTAGAAGGGGACACTATAGATGCTATTGCCTATGAGGCGTATGGTAATTCTAAGTGGTGGTGGGTAATTGCTGATGCTAATAAAATTGATTTCGGGTTTGAGTTAGAGGAAGGTACCTCCTTGCTTATACCTGACTTAGAAAAGGTTAAAGCTACCAATTTATGAAATTAGGTTACGGAGCTCCATTCGTTAGGATCTACTATAAGGATAAGGAATTAGACCACCCTATAGAAAGATTTAAGTATACCTACGATGAGCAGGAACCCGATGAGTGTACCTTTACCGTTAGGAGCTTAAACCCCACTATCCCTGATCTCCCTGAGTTCCAGGAAAAGGTAGAACTCAGGATTACCTGGGGTTACATTGGGGGAAAAACAAAGAGTCGCAAAATTTACATCCAAGACATAAAGCCCTCCTTTGAAAAAACTGGGGTAGCATTGGAGATTACTGCTACTGATAAATCCATTGAGCTTAGGAAATCTAACTCAAGAAGGCTTCATAAGAAAGGGGATGTTATTGGGTTAACCTCTAGCCTTTCTAAGAAGCATGGTATAAGTGCATACATAGAGTATGGGCCTAATAATACAGCAAGCTTCAAAGGGTTTCTTGATGAGTTAAACAAAAATAAACCCCAGCCTAAAAAGGGTCCAAGCCCCCGAAGCAATTTCTTTGAGAATGCTGTTGGGGCTCTATTTTTTGAAAGCAATAAGAATAGGTTGGCTAGAGATGTTCAGAAGCTCCAATTTGAGCTAGAAGAAAACGTTGGATTTAATAAGGGAGTTTCTCCTACACGTATACTTTTGAGCAACTACGATGACTTCGTAGAAGAGGTAGAATCCTCTAGGAAAGCAGGGAGAGTACCCCCCCAAGAATTCTTTAAAGCTAACCCCTACTTTACTGAGTTATACCTTAAAGCTCTGAGAGCTAAACAGGCTGAGGGTAGTGATCAAACCCCCCAGGCGGGTAAGACTGACCACCAAATCCTTAGGGAGAAACTCAATGGGTTTGATGATGAGCCCTATGTATTGGACAGTAGGGATGATAGCTTAACTATCCGTAAAAGAAATTTTGACCAAACCCCCTACAGGAAATTTACCTATATGGGAGAGGACGGACACTTGTTATCATTTAAACCCATAACCAAAACCAAAAGTAAAAGCTCTAATAATAACGCTGTTCAATACGGGGCTTGGGACCCAATCAATAAAACCTTCGAAAGCCGGAAGGTAGATAGTTCTACATCAGCTACCAAGAGTACCCTATCCAATTATCTTTCTGCCGACCTTGATAAGATATATGTACCCCAAATATTTTTGGGTAGAGTATTGGGAACTCCTACCCCTTCTGATAATACTCAGACAGTGACAGCAATTAAAGTGGAAAGGATTCAGGGGCAATCAAAGGAGGACTTTGTAAAATCTATTATGGGCCCAAGGGCTACTTCTCAAATAGCCCAGGGGATTAGGGATAACTCCGAACTTCAAATGAATCCCGGGAGTGCACTCCATGTAGGTGACCCGGATATTGAAGTGGGTCAGATCATTACTTATGAGAACGTAAGTAAAAAATACTCAGGTAATTATTACATTACCAAATCTATTCACATCATCGAGAAGGGAACCGGGTATGAAACCCATACGGAGTTTACTCGTCAGGGTGTAAACGTTAAACCCAAAGATAACGCTATATCCTCAAAAGATGCCCGCAAGGCTATTAATAAACAATTTGGAGTAACTAACCAGGACATCAAGAAGAAGATAATAACGAAAAAGAACCTAAGGTGAAAGCATTAAAAGCCTTTTTAAAAGAATTTTTGTATTTGGGTTTTGAGTCTTATGGGAGGTATTATTCTTCCTATAGGGGTTTTGTTATTGATAATAATGATCCACTTAAATTGGGTAGGTTAAAGCTTTTAGTCCCCGATGTATTGGGTAATGATCCTTATGATTACTGGGCTTTCGCTAAAGGTCAATACTCAGGTAAAGGTCATGGCATGCAAGTAATCCCCAGTTTGGGAGAGGTAGTATGGGTGGAGTTTGAGCAGGGAGTACCTGAAAGACCTATATGGAGTCATGGCCACTTTGCTAATTTAGATAAACCTAAAGCATTACCCCAAAAAGATTTTAATGATATTACCTCTTATTATTTTACCACTCCCAAGGGTAATGTGGTATACATAAACGACACTAAAAAGGTTATCAGTATAACCTCAATAGATGGGGATAGAATAGAGATCAATAACCAAGCTATCTCTTTAGCCACTGATAAAAAGATAAGCTTGGGGGCTATGAACAAATCGAAGGAACCTGCTGTATTGGGAGATAGGCTAGAAGAAGTGCTAAATGAGATTCATGCTCTGATAAAGGATATGGTTACCACATTAGCCACTGACGTAAGTGCCTCTACTGCTGCAAGCACTCCCTTCTTAATGAGGGCTAGTATAACAGGTAAAGTTTCAGGATGGGTACAAAAAGTTATAGATATAAAGAGAAAAATAAAACCAATTAAATCTAAGAAAATAACTGTAGACTAATGGCATTTCAACAAGGACCCATTAAGGATTTCATAGGCCAGGGATTGACCTTCCCTATTCAACTTGAAAATGGGCAAGGGAAAATATTTACTGGATTTGAACTTATCCGATCTAGTATCCAAATGATACTATCTTGGCCTCAGGGTCAAAGGTATTTCCTTGGGGAATTTGGGTCACGCATTGAGGATATGCTTGAGGAGCCTAATGACGATATTCTTCAGAGCATGTTGTACAGCTTCATAACTGACTCATTAGCTCAGTGGGAAAAGAGGATTGAAGTTCAACAGGTTCTA